CGTGCTATGACAACCATTCATCAAATCATCGTTTTTACATTCATCACTAAATCCATTGTAAGATTATGACTACACAAGAAGCGAAACAAATCAGAATCGCAGACTATCTGCAAAGTCTGGGCTACACGCCCGTAAAGCAACAGGGAAACAGCCTGTGGTACAAATCCCCGTTCCGGCAGGAAACGGAAGCCTCGTTCAAGGTGAATACCGACCGTAACTTGTGGTTCGATTACGGGCTGGGTAGGGGCGGCAACATCATTACGTTGGCACAGGAACTTTATGCATCCGACTATGTGCCTTACCTGCTTGACAGGATAGCTGAACAGGCTCCACACATCCGTCCCGTGTCTTTCTCTTTTCGCCAGCAGGCATCAGAGCCGAGTTTCCAACATCTGGAAGTGGGAGAACTCACCCATCCGGCACTGCTCCGCTACTTACAGGAACGGGGTATAAACATAGCTTTGGCAAAACCGGAATGTAGGGAACTGCACTTCATCCATAACGGCAAGCCCTATTTCGCCATCGGGTTCCCGAACGTGGCTGGAGGATATGAGGTTCGTAACCGTTTCTTCAAAGGCTGTATCGCACCGAAGGACATCAGCCATATCCGGCAACAGGGAGAGCTGAGAGAGAAATGCCTCGTGTTCGAGGGCATGACGGACTATCTTTCCTTCCTCACGTTGCGGATGAAGAACTGTCCGGCCATGCCCAACCTTGACAAGCAGGATTACGTCATCCTCAATTCTGTCTCCAATGTTTCCAAAGCCATAGATGTGCTGCACGGGTACGGGCGCATTCACTGTCTGCTCAACAATGACGAGGCAGGAAGAAACGCATACCTAGAACTGGAGAGGGAGTTCACCGGACGTATCCGCGACTTCTCCGACAACTACAAAGGGCACAAAGACCTGAATGATTACCTGTGCGGCAAGCGACAGGAATTAGTCATTAGTCCACCACCACAAACCATCGTAAAACCGAAGAAGAAAGGATTGGGATTGTGACATTCCGAATGAGAAAAACGGGAGCTGCCCGAAACTTATTCTTCGAGGATTTGGAGGTAGCAAGTTTGTGTTTCGGGTGTACCGAAACCGCTTGCTGTCCACCATCCAAGTTACAGGAGGTGGCATCCCGTTGGTCTATACAGTATAATCAGTAACAGCATTGAAAGTAGAAAATGGAGCATAAGGAATATAAGAAACGTAACAAGGGCGGTCGCCCGAAAAAGGAAACGGCGGAAAAGCTGAGCTATCGCATTGGCGTGAAAATGGCGGCAGCCGACTACTTCCGCCTGCTGACACGGGCGCATGAGGCAGGCGTATCGCCGAGCGAGTACATGAGGGAATGTTTCCGCAACGGTCATGTGAAGGAACGGTTGTCGGAGGAACACACCGGATACATCCGCCAGCTCTGCGACATGGCGAACAATCTCAACCAGCTTGCGCATAAGGCTAACGCCGGAGGATTCTCGGAAGCCCGTTGGGATTGCAAAGTGGCGGTAGCAAGGATTCATGAACTTCTGAACAAGATAGGGATATGATGGCGAAAATCGTAAAAGGAAGCGACTTCAAGGGTGTGGTGGATTACATCCTTGACAAAGGCAAGGGGACGCAGGTGGTGGCATACGACGGCTTGTTCATGGAAAACAAGGAAACCATCGCTATGAGTTTCAATGCGCAGTCACAGATGAACAACAAGGTTACGAAACCTGTCGGACATATTGCATTGAGTTTCTCTAAAAAGGATGAGCCACGACTGACCAACCGTGTAATGGCTGGTATCGCACTTGAATATATGGAAAGAATGGGCATTCGGTACACGCAGTTCTTCATTGCTCGACATTTCGACAAGGAACATCCGCATGTGCATATCGCCTTCAACCGCATTGACAACAACGGCAACACTATTTCTGACAGGCACGAGCGGCTGCGCAGCACCCGTATCTCTAAAGAACTTACCTTGAAATACGGTTTGCACATGGCGAATGGAAAAGATGATGTCAAGCGCAACCGCCTGAAAGAACCGGATAAAACGAAGTACGAATTATACGACATTCTCAAAAAGGAAGTCGGCAGGTGCGGCAACTGGAACGTGTTTGTCGCCAACCTGCATCGTTTGGGCGTGGAGATCAGTTTCAAGCACAAGGGGCAAACGGACGAGGTACAGGGAATTGTATTCACAAAGAACGGCTACCGTTTCAACGGCTCCAAAGTGGACAGACGGTTCAGCTATACCAAGATTGACGCAGCCTTGCAGCACAATAGATATAATGAACGTATGGGCATGACAGCCAAAGTACATGATGTTGCCACGCCAAACGCACCGTCCGGTTCAGCACGCAATGAGTTATTCAGTGGTTCGTTGGGATTGCTGAACGGCAACGGCTCATCTTACAACGCCGCTGATGCGGAAGCCAATCAGGAAATGGCGGAGATACTGCACAGAAAGAAGAAACGCAAACGGGGTATGAGATTGTAATGTGTTTAACGTCTTGATACGGAATACCAATCTCTAAATTTGAGAAAAGCCATTCCGTATCATTTTTAAATATGACAGTATTTGCTTGCTTTCGATATTTCGCATATAGTTCTCCATATATTTCCAGTCGGGAAATCCGTTATTATCAACAGGAAGTGTGATAATTTCTTTGGATAGACGATTTGCACTTCGTTTATATCCAAAATTATATTTTCCTCGCACACGATCTGCAATGGTTGTTATGAATGTTCCTATATACTTATTGAGATGCTTGTTATAGCCTAATGTCATATCAGATGTAGCAATAAAATCTTCTGCTTTGTACACAGAATAACCCATTGACCCCTCGCCATTACGAATAAAGGCAATGCAATTCCCTTTTTGAATTGTGCTTTTATCTTCTCTAC